AAAAAGCAAATAAACTTAATAAAGACAACTATAAAGATTTTTCAAAGGTAAAAAATGTTTTATAATGGAAATAACGTAAAATCAAGGGTTTTGGACGGTCAAATGTTACTAAATGTACGCAATTAGTAACAAATTAGTAACAAAAATTATACCTTGATTTTATTTATTTCTATAAATAATTTATTTATAATTGTATCAGTATAGACATCAAATGTGATGTCTTTCATTTTATGACCAAGAACTCTTTTTCTACTAAAAACATCAACATTATTTAGTTGACAAAGAGTAGTGAAAGTTACTCTTGTATCATGCATTGTATGTTTCATATTTAATGTTGATAAATATTCTTCAAAATAAATATCCCTAAAACTTCTATAACTACGATCTATTAATCTTTTATTTTTACATAAAAGTAATTCTTCTACAAATTCTTTTATAGAATCATGAATTGGAACAATTCGATTTTTACCTGCTTGTGTTTTTGATCCCGTATAGAAATATGAAACTTTTCTTTCAATTCCATCATCATTACAAATTTCATCTATATGTATGTCTTTTCTATCAATATTAAGTAATTCGTTTGCACGCAGGCCACTAAAAATGTAGATTAGTATAATTTTAGCTTCAGGTGTATTTGCTTCTCTTAAACGCTTTATTTCATCATATGAGAAGGCATAGTGTTTTTTGCTTCTTTCGTCTTTTCCGCCACATTTTATATATTCCGTATAATTATCATCACGACTTATATATTGATGGATGACAGCATATTTATAAATTTTGGCACAAAGTATTTTCATGTGGTCTTTTGTACCTTTTCCACATTTATCATTATCAAAGATATATTGAAGGTCTTGTAGTGAGATTGTAGTTATTTTTCTATCGTATATTGTTTTAAAATGTTTGATCCATGAATTATACCCTGAACGAGAGGAGTCTGATAGTAAAGAAAATTCTTCTTTGTCTAAAATGTCAAAGATTTCTTTAAATGTTGGAACCTTACTATCATGTCTTTCCATGACCTTGTTAAATATATCAGGAGATAATTCTTTTGCTTCTTTATCACTTATTTGTTTATTAACGGTTAAATGATAAAGTGATAGGGCATTTAAGGCTTCAAGTTCAGTTTCAAAAGTACCAATAGTTACTTGTTTCTTTTTTTCTGTAACTATATCTCGTTCTTCGCTTGAAATTTTGGCACAGTAGGGTTTTCTACGTTTACCTGATAGTTTTACCACTGTACCACTATTATTCGGTCTACGCTTATATGTTGTTTTTCTAGCCATATAAAAACACGTCCTTTCAATTTAATTTGCCTTGAACGTGCTCTATGTGTTAAAATTGAGTACGTAAAAGGACTTGAGAAATCTTTTTACATATGAGTATGTACGTGGTAGGAAACCCTTTCTTTTTTCCTACTAATGGTCATCTTGGGTGAGAGCTTGATGATCATAATTACTCTCCTGTTGTATCAGGGGAGTTTTTCATTTGTAAATTGAATTAATATCATATATTAGTTATACTTATATCAAAGAAAGGTGGTATAAGTATGAAGTTTATAATAATAGTATTATCAATCTTAATTTTATTACTAATTATAATGTATTTATGTATATTAGATAAATACAATAAACTAGATAATGAGCTTGAACGTTTAAAAAATGAAGTTTTAGAAATAAGAAAGGTAATACACAACTAACAACTATTTTATTTTTAATCTTTCATCTATTTCACTTATTCTGTCATTTAAATTTTCTATATCTGAGTTGAATGTTGTATATGAAGCAAGAAATTTTGGTTTAATACATAACTTAATTATTTCTAAAATTGCAGCGATGATCAGACAAGCTAAATAAAATAGCAATTCTCCTTTTAAATCTTTAGTTGGAGAAGAAGTTGTTATAATCTTAAATAAATCTAGAGAAAAAGGGATAAGAATACCTGCTAAAAAACCGTCAACTAATGAACCTATTGAAAATTTAGAAGTACCAGATTTAATTTTTAAAACTATTCTTTTTATCGCTTTCCATTCATGATCATAAATACCTATTGTTTGCAAGTCTTTTTGGATATGGAACTCATTTGTGATTGTGTTATCATATGTAATATTTCCGTTTGGTTTAGATTTTTTTGATATTGCTTTTGAATGTTGAGTATTCGAGGTGTTTGGTTTATATACTTTAACGTTTTTGTTATTTATCTTCGTGTTCATCCTTTTCGTTCTCCGCTTGTTCTTCTTTATCTATTAAACCTGCTCTAAGAGCGTTGATGAAATAAGTATTTCCACAATTATCACAGGTTATTGGAACAATAGGGATAACATTGTTACCCGTTCTTGAAATTTTATTTGTTAATTCAGAAACTTCGAAGACTCTATCTGTCATAGACCAATCACTTTTTCCACATATAGGGCAATTTGAAACATGTAAATTTTTAATATATTTATCTAGACGCTTTTGTTCTATTTTCATTTGCTTTGCCTCCTTACATTTTTAATTTTCTTTGCAATTCTACTTATAAAACAATCGTTTTTTTGATTGTTTTCTTTTAGTAATTTAATGATTTCTTGATTTTGCTTTTTTAATTCTTCAATTTCGCCATGTAAATTTTCTCTTGATGAATTTAATGATTCAATTTTTTTAGATATAAATTCAAAATTATCATTGATATCATTTTTTAATTGAGCAGCTTCTTCATTACTTTTCCTTGTTTGCTGTATGGATCCTGACATACTAAATAATGAAACACCAAACACTAAAATAGCAAATCCATTATAAACACCAGTATCATTCTCCACTAAACCTTGCAAAAATTCTACTAAGCTGTTAATCATAATTGCTAAACCAAATAATGAAAATAGTATACCTAGTGTAAAGAATATAGTACCTAATCTTTCATTAATATATTCTAGAAATGAAGACGATGAACTTTTTTTGTAACATATAAAAATAGATAGAAATAGTGCTACAACCACACCTATACCAATGAACTTCATTTTTCTAATCCTCCCAATCAAAATCTTTTATAACTTTCTTTAATCTTCCTAAACATCTAAAATTATCTTTTAATGGATCAATAATAATTGGTTCAAATTCAATGTTCATAGGTTGTAACATTACTATTCCATTAAGTTCTTTGTATTTTTTGCATGTAGCAACATTATCTTCATCACAAAAACATCCAATAACTCCATCATCAACTTTATCTGTTCTTTCAAAAATAAGAAGATCTCCATCATTAATACCGGCATCTTTCATACTCTCGCCTTTGGCATATTGAGCAAAATATTCAGCGCGTGGATTTAATCCTTTACTAGGTACTGGAATCATGTCAATTATATTTTCATCAACAAATCCACCATTACCACAACATACATCTTCGTATAAAGGTACACTGGTATAATCAATACTAGCTTTTTTATATATGGCATCATCTTGATTACCTTTTATTAAATAATCTGTAGAAACGCCAAAGTAATCAGCAAGTTGCTGAACGATTCCCATTTTTGGCTCCGTTCTATTAATCTCCCAAGACGAAACTGTTTTATCACTCACACCAACAATTTCACCTAGTTGTTTTTGGTCCATTCCTTTTCTTTCACGTAATTGTTTTACAATCGTACCAAATTGTGTTTTCATTTATAACACCTCTTTTCGCTACTATTATAATGCAAAATGTAGAATAAATAAAGCAAATCATAAAAGTAATTCTACAAATTGCATATTTTTATTGACATTCTACAAAACGTAGGATAAAATAAAATGCGTAAAGAGGAGGTGACAATATGAGTTCACGAATGAAACTTGATGAAATTAGAAGAGCAAGAGGCTATTCACAAGAATATATGGCAAATAAATTAGGTTGTCATAGAAATACTTATGCAAGAATGGAAGAAAAACCTCAAAATATCACCATGGAAGAAGCTGATAAGCTAGCAACAATTTTAAATGTTTCTGTAAATGATATTATTTTTTTAGAATCAAGTCTACAAAATGTAGATTAGAAAGAGAGAGTCACATGAATGGATTTATTGATAAAAGATGGTAATCAAATTTACAAAGTAAATTACATCTGTATGTGTAATGAATGTAGAAAAAGAGGAATGCCTGAATTAGAGCTTGTTGATCAAGAAGGAAATTATGTTGATTACATAAAAATGAGTGACTTGTTCAACGGAAAGTATGAATTGTTTCAAAAAATAAATGAAAGTGAAAAATTTATGAATGGCTTAAATCAAAAAGAAATTTTAGAACTATTAAAGCTTTTACAAAGAATGAATCTAAAACAACTCGCAAAATTAAAAGAAATCATTGTTGAAGTAGAAAATGGAACAAAAAGATTGGAAAGCCTCATAAATGATTTCAATAAGTTGTTTTAAGAAAGGAGAAATCAAAATGAATGAATTGTTAAAAGTCAATTATGCCAATGATCGCATTACATTATCAGCAAGAGAATTACATGAGTTTTTAGAAATTGAAACTCCATTTAAAAAGTGGTTTGGAAGAATGGCTGAATACGGGTTTAGTCAAGAAATTGATTACCGAGAAGTTATGGACAAAATTGTCCAAAACCCTAAAGGTGGTCGACCATCAACAGATTATGAAATCACTCTCGACATGGCAAAAGAAATTGCAATGATCCAACGAAGCGATAAGGGTAAAGAAGTTCGCCAATACTTCTTGGAACTAGAAAGAAGATGGAATAGTCCTGAAGCAGTAATGAATAGAGCTTTGGAATATTCAAGAAAGCAAGTAAAAGCTTTGATGGAAGAAAACAAGGAGTTGAAACCAAAGGCATTGTTTGCTGATGCAGTAAGTGCTAGTGATGAATCAATCTTGATAGGTCAGTTAGCAAAGCTTATTAGACAAAATGGTTATGAAATCGGTCAAAATCGCTTGTTTGAGTGGATGAGAGAGAATGGTTTCTTAATTAAGAGTGGTTCAAGAAGAAATCAACCAACTCAAAAAGCAATGGATTTAAAGTTGTTTGAAGTAAGAGAAAGAACCGTTACAAATCCTGATGGAAGTACACGTATTACTCTTACAACAAAAGTTATAGGCAAAGGGCAAGTTTATTTTATTAATAAGTTCTTAGCATAGTATCAAAATAATTAAATAAATTACTGATCATCCAGGAATCAATCTCTAGCAAAGCCTATTTTATTAGATTCCTAAAGTTGATGATCATAGAAACACCAAATTAATAACAAATTTCTTTTTAATACAATATGTGAAGTTTTCATTTTGTAATAGAGGTTGGTTCCTTGATGGTCAGTAGTAGGAAGGAGAAAAAAGTTATGACTAAAACAGAACAAGTTGAAGTTATCAGAAGGAAAATCAAATTTGAAAAAGAAATGCTTGATTATCATATCAAACGCAAAGAAGAAGCAGACAAAGAATTTAAAGATTGCTCATTTGAAGAAATCTGTGAAAAGCAAATAAAGGTTGATTTGAGCCATACAGCTATAATTAACCAATACATGTATTTGTGTGGTGTTCTTGCTACTGCCTATGAATTGAAACTTATTTCCAAAGATGAACATAACAAATTGCGTAAACAAGTATTTGATGAAGTTTTTAATTAGAAAGGATAAGTAGTTATGAAATGGATTTTATGTATTTCAATTTTGCTTAATGTTGTATTAATCATCACTTGTGTGGTTTTAAAAGAAAGTCGTGATTGGTATAAAAAATCATGGTGGGAATTAGCAAGAACTATTAGCAAAGCAAAAAGGAGGGGTAAGTTATGACATCTAAAGGTATAGCAGCAGTTATTACAGTTTCTTGTTTTATTGGTAACTGTCTTGCAATTTTAGTCAGGTCATTATGAAAGGAGGGATAAATCATGGATGAAAACAACATTTCAGTTGAAGAAGTCATGAAGATTACTCACAAGAGTAGAGAATTCATAATCAATGCAATTCAACAAGGATGTTTTCCTGGAAGTGTTGCAATATCTGGTACTAGAAGAAACGTACACATTCCAAGAAAAGCATTTGAGGACTACATGAATAAGTTCAGCAGAAGTCCTAGTGAGCAATTGATTATTGCATTGCTTAATTCTTTAAATGAAAAAAGCACTCGTCATCAAAAGACAAGTGCACAACACGCAAACAAATTATAAACAAATTCGGGAGGAATTGCAAATATGAAATTAACACAAAAAGCACAGGTTACATTGTTTGGTGCTTGTGTAGCAAGTTTAATCTTTGCAGGAACTGGTTATGCTCAAGCTAAATTAGTAGAAGCAAAGTATGAAGAACAAAGTAAACAAATTGAGTTGTACAAGGATGAACTCAATGATATGCAAGGTCAGCTTCAAGAATATACAAAGTACAAAGCTATGTATGAATGTATCCAGGTAGAAAGAAATCAACTACAAGAACAAGTTGATGAACTTTCTAAATGAAAGTCATTAGGGATATTCAAAATTACAGCGTATTTCTATGGAGAAGATGAATATGGAGATCTAACTTCTACAGGGGTTAAGGCTCAAGTCAATCATACAATCGCTGTAGACCCTAAAATAATCCCATATGGAAGTGAAATCATGATTGATGGCCAAATTTACGTGGCTGAAGATTGTGGAGGAGCAGTTAAAAATAATGTCATTGACGTATGGGTGGAACATCAAAGTAACAGCTTTGGTGTCAAGTACAAAGAAATATACATCAAGAGGGAGTGAAATTAGTGACCAGGAAGCAGCTAGAAGAAAAGATAGAACATCTAAAACACGAGGTGTTTCTATTAGATATGAAAGATCATTGGGATAGTGCTGATTTCAGTTTAAGTAGTTCGTTGAATCAAGAACTTTCTAAATATGAAGGAATGCTTAAAAATGGACGATATGACAGATGAAAATCTAATTGAATCTAGAAACAGTATCAATAATACAGTAATAGAATTAAAAAACAGTTTAGAAGAGCTTGATGTATGGCAAAAGGAAATCAGTGGCATAGATTACTTTTTAAAAGGTGTAGAAGACCTACTTAATAATGATGTGGGTTTAGGAATTACAATTAAACCTTTTGAAAGTATTCTATCAGAAATAAGAAAACAGTTAGATGATGCTCTTGATGAGCAAGAGGAAATCATCAAAGAAATAGACAAAGAATTGGGGGAATTTTAAATGGGTTTAGCAGTTTTAATCAATGGTGAAAGTGGAGCTGGCAAATCAGCTTCTTTAAGAAATTTTAATAAGAGTGAAGTTTTAGTATTTAGCTTGCATAAGTCAAGACTTCCTTTTAAAAGCAATATCAATGTTATCAAAATGACAAATATGGCTTATTCAGAACGTTATGAAGTTATCAAACAATCAATGAAGAAATACCAAGATAAGGTTAAAACCTTTGTTATTGATGACAGTGATTATCTTATGTTCTTTGAACAACAACAAAGAGCAAAAGAAGGTGGCTATGCAAAATACAATGAAATTGCAGGCCATATGATTGACTTAAAAAATTACATTGAAACATTAAATGATGATGTCATTGTTTACTTTTTGAATCATGTTGAAGTTGATACAAATACAGGAAAATCTAGAGCAATTACTGCAGGTAAATTGATTGATACACAATTAGGTACATTTGAAGCATTATTTGAAAATGTATTATTTGCAAAAATCATTGATGGTAATCATGTTTTCGTAACCAACAGTGATGGTACTACTACCGCTAAAACATCAATGGGAATGTTTGAAGAACAAGAAATTGATAATGATCTAAAAAAAGTAGATGAGGTTATCAGAGAATATTACGGATTAGGAGTTGAAGAAAATGCTCAAGAATAATGATCAAAGAAGAGAATTCATTCTAAACAAAAATAATTGGATTGTTAAAGATAGCTTATCAACTCTAGGTATTAGAGCTTTGGAATTAAAACTTACCAATTCAATTAGTTTAATCAAGTTTGAAAAGAAGCTTACTCAAGAAGAAAAGAATTGTACACATAACCAATATCACTATGTTGATGATGTAAAAGTTGGAGACTACGTTAAATTTGATATGGGCAATGATTTTTATAAATTGGTTGATGGATGCATTACAAAACCATCTTTATCAATCAATAACGCAATAGCATTAATTAAAATTTTAAAGGAGGAAAAATAAATGAAGTTATATGAAATTCCACAAGAAATTGAAAATCTTGTAAATGAAGAAACTGGAGAAATTACTGATCCAATTCTCTTCACACAATTAAATGAAAATATGGAGCAAAAACTCTCATATTTAGCTTTAATCAATAAAAATCGTGAAAGTGATGTAAAAGCTTTAGATGATGAAATCAAAGCGCTAACGGAAAGAAAAAAGGTTTTAGAAAACAAGGTAAACAATACCAAAACTTTCTTATCTAGTTTTATGCTAGAAAATGGCATTAAGAAGATTGAAACACCAAGAGTTGTTATCAGTTTTAGAAAGTCAACATCAGTTGCAATTGATGATGCAGTAGCTTTATTGAATGATTTCAAGGAAAAAGGTTTGACTGATTTATACAAAACCAAAGTAACTGAATCATTGGATAAAACAGCCATTAAGAAGTGGCTTAAAGACAATATGAGTAATTATTGTCATTTAGAAGAAAAGCAAAACATTCAAATCAAATAGAAGGAGACAAAAGAAATGCAATTAAATTTCAACAGAAAAGAATATGAAAGAAAGTTCTTACAACCAGGAGGGTATGTAGGAAAAATCGTTAATGTTGGCATGGAAGGAGAAACAATTAAGGTTTTCTTTGATATTGCTCAAGGAGAATTCAAGGATGTTTATTTAAAAGAATATCAACAAGCTGGTGGAGGAACAAAATTTGTTCCAGATAAATGGAATAAAAAAGCTGTAGTGAATTTTAATTTTCAATATACAGGTGCTAAATATGCATTTGCGGATCTATTAAATTATTTAGAAGAATCAAATCAAGCATTTAAATGGAATAATGAAACAAACGATTTAAAAGGTAAATTAGTTGGTGTCATTTACAAAAAGAATATCTATACTGATAAGTTTGGTGATGAAAAAGAAGGAACTGATTTTCCATCTTTTACAACTGTTAAAAATATTGCAGAACACAAATATTCTATTGAACCAGTAGATAAAAATAAATCATCATCTAGTGCTTCTACTAATCCTAGTGTATCTAATACTGGTACAAGTGATAGTTTCAACATCATGGAAGATGATATTCAATTCTAATGCTGATTCAAGTGGATACAAGAGAAAAACCAAGTCAAACTGAAAGGATATTTGAACACTTTGATAATCAAGGTGTTCAATATCTTATTAAAAAGCTTGATGTTGGTGATTACATGTCATTTTCAAATATCAAATGTGCGATTGATAGAAAACAATCTATTGGAGAATATGCAGTTAATATGGGTGCAGATCATGCACGTTTCAAACGAGAAATGATAAGAGCAAATGAAAACGGAATAAAGCTTATCTTCCTGATTGAAGATGACAAAATAAAATCTATTGAAGATGTTAAAAAGTGGTGGAATCCAAACAGTATGTTTCATCAACGTTTTATGACTGGTGAAATGTTGTACAAAGGGATGAACACGCAAATAGAAAGATATGGTGTTGAGTTTCACTTTTGCAAGAAAGAGGAAACAGGTTATAGAATTGTAGAATTATTGAAAGAAAATGGTGGTTAGTATGTCGTTTGAGGAAAACAAAAAGTTAGGTTTTTTCAAATTGTATAGGTCAATGATAAATTGGGAATGGTTCAAGGATTCGAGTACGCTACACGTCTTTATCTATTGCTTGTTAAAAGCAAATCATAAAGATCAAAGATATAAAGGTGATGTGGTTAAACGAGGGAGTTTCTTTACCAGTAGGAAAATTATTGCTGAAGAAACAGGTTTAACAGAACAAAGTGTAAGGACTGCATTAAAGCATCTAAAACTAACCAACGAGTTAACCATCTCAACAAGTCCTAAAGGTACTGTTATATCAGTAAATAATTATGATGAATACCAAACAGCAACCAACCCTTTAACCAATAATCAACCAACGCCTAACCAACAACTAACCACTAACAAGAATGAAAAGAATATAAAGAATGTAGTAGTATCTGATGATACTCCTACAACTACAACAATTTTTGATGATGATTTTGTGAGATTTTGGAAGGCATATCAAAAGAAAGGTTCGAAGAAAGATACTTATGAAGCATGGAAGGAACATGAATTTGATGAAGAAGAAATTGATCTAGTTATTTTCGCTGCTAAAGAATATTCAAAAGAAAATGCAAGTGATAGAACTTCAATGATGTATTCAAGAACATTTTTAGAAAATGATATTTATTTGGATTATCAAGATAAGTTCAAAAAATACAAAGTCTACTTAAAAGAACAAGAAGAATTGGATGAGATTAGGAAGAAGCTTAAGATGAAGGATGGTTATGAATGATAACAATGTAAAAAGATATGACAATGAATTTCAATTCTTAAGCATTTTATCCAATGATAGAAAATTAGTAGACAAAATCAAATTTAGTGAAGATTACTTCATGAGTAGTCTTTACAAGAAGTTTTATCGCTATCTAAAGAATGAAAACAAAATGGATATTGAGCGTATGCTTGATTACATGACTCTTGAAGAAGCAAAGGGTTTTGTCACAGAGGTATATATCAACAACATGTATGCTGATAGTGACAAAGAATCCATGGCATTGGGATATGCTAAATTGATTTTAGAAGATTACAAAAAGGATGAGTTGATAAAGTTAGGTGCAGTAAGTGGAACAATCTCAATGAATGAATACTATTCGAGGTTGACTGAGATTGTAAAGCTAAACTGTGAAATAGAGGTTGAAGCACTATCTAAGGATATGATTGACGAAATGATATCAGATGATAGCCAAGGGATTGTTATAGATGGGTTTGGTATTTTAAGCCTTTTCCTCAAACTGGATGTAACTGATTTAGTGACGGTTGCAGGTACTAGTGGCTTTGGTAAATCGGCATTTCTATTAAACCTGTACAAATCCTTGTCACAATACAAGAACCTGTACAAGTGCCATTACTTCAATCTAGAGGTTTCACCGAAAATCATGATTAAGAGATTACTGGCAATTACTTCAGATCATAAAGTTGATGAATTTAACAAAGGTATCATCAATGAGGACTTCTATATAAAAGCTAGGGATAAAATACAAAACAATAATTCCTATATTAAAAGTGGCTCTATCTCAATAGAGGAACTAAAGGCAGTAACTCTTAATGCGTTAGATCCAAACAAAATCAATATTGTGTTTGTGGATCATATTGGATTATTAGAAACTGAAGATAGGAATTTCAGTAGAAATGAATATGACAAGGTTACTCATTGTATGAAGGAATTAAGAAATCTAGCTTTGGATAACAATCTTATCATTTTCGTGGCAAGTCAATTTGATAGAGTTTCAATCAAAACCAACAACATAAGCATCTCCTCTTTAAAATCATCAGGAGAAATAGAAAACAGTTCTACTCATGTGCTTTTGCTAAAAGAAAGTAAACAAAGAGAAACACCAGAAGACCAAAAGAAATACTATCAAGAAGTAACCGTTGAAATTGCTAAAAATAGAAATGGTGAAGTAAGAGAACTTGATAATTATACATTCTTAAAAACAAAACAAATATTTAGAGAAAGTTAGAGGAAATAGAAAATGAACATTGAATCAAAAATCATGAATCTAATAAATGCGTATGCTAAAGATCATGAATTAGCAAAACCATGTGGCAGTGAATATTTATTAAGTCCGTACATTCACAAGACTTCAGGGAAAACAGTTTTAAAAATACATGGTCAAACTCATACGGTTTCAAAAATCGTTTATGAGTTGTTTGTTGGTCCTATTCCTAGTGGATATAACATTATCCATAAAAACAAGGTTAGAAGTGATAACAGTCTTGTAAATCTTCAATTAGCTACGCCAAGAGAAACAGGTTTTCACTATGGGAACAGGAACCGAAAGGCAATTATTTATGATGCAATAAATGACTGTTATTACAAGTCGACTAGAGAGGCTGCAAAGAAGTTATTTATTTCAAGGCAAACAGTAAGTGATTACTGCAACAGAAAAAGAAAGAATCCCATGTTCGATTTATCGTGGGAAAGGTGCTGTGATTAATAAAAATTAAGATGTAAAAAAATCTGTAGATTGCAGAAAAAACGGTACTAAAAGAAGAAAGAAAAAGAGCTAATCAATACAAAGAAATGTAGAAAATTGTGAGGTAATCGATGATGAATAAAATAGAAGAATTTAATGTTGATGAATATATAGATAAAGTAACGGAAACAAAAAGGATATTTAGACAATCGCTTGAAAAATATGGCAAAGAACCACAATGTAGACAAGCTATGGAAGAATGCGCTGAACTTATTCAAGCAGTGAATAAGATGCTACGCTATGAAGATAGGCCAGCCGAACCTGAGTATTATGCTAATTTAATTGAAGAAATAGCTGACGTTGAAATTATGCTATATCAATTAAAAGTGATGTTTAATATTGATGATGATCAAGTGTTTGCTTTTAAAGTACAAAAAGCTAAAAGAGAACAAGAAAGGTTGGAAAAGTTATGAGCGATAAACCCATTTATATTTCAACACCAAAATTAAAAATACTTAAAATCAAGAAAGAAAACAACGTAAGGTGTTTTAATATGTTAAAAGTTGGCGATATAATTCAGTTTAGAAGTGAATTTAAGACAATTCCACGCTATAATGGTAAACTTCGTCCAACTTATTTTGAAATGTTTATCAATGGCTTGCCAATCGTTGATGACACGCTAACTGAATTTAAATTTAGTCAAAATGAGATAGTCAGATATTTAGATCGTTTTGAAGTAGAGGTGATTGAACAATGACAGCACAAGAAATGTTTGAAAAACTAGGATATAAAAAAATATCAATGGAGTTTATGGGTGATGAACTAAGAAAAATCAAGTATGAAAATACATCGAATAAAGATTACATTGAATTTTATACGGAAAATCAACATTTTATCGAAATGAATGGTAATGGAATATATGTTGAAGAACTCCAAGCAATCAACCAACAATGTAAGGAATTGGATTGGATTGAAGAAAATGGATAGACCAAAAATAGAAGATTATTTTACAAATGAAAAGTTTAAGTTTGCTAATAAATTTGGATACAATATAACATTTGATAGTGGATTATATGAACAAGCGCTAAACAGTTACATAGATCAATTAGAAAAAGCATTAGATAAAGCATGTAAAGAGCTAACACATGCTTATCCTTGCGGAATAAACAGTTATGGAATAAATTGTCATCCTGAAAGTTGGAAAGAATGGTGTATGAGAGATGATGAATAAATATCAAGCCTCATTAAGTTGCATCAAATACTACTGTGGCCATTACAATAAGGCAGTTGAAACAGCAATTTCAAACCTGCAGGAGTTAGTAAACAAAGATAAACCTAAAAAGGCTATTTGGGTTCCTGATTCTTACGGTGATATGGTTCAAGTTTGTCCTAATTGCAAACAAAGAATTACAAATGTATGGTCAAGTGCTGAATATAAGCCAAAATACTGTCATTTTTGCGGACAACATCTAGATTGGAGTAAAAAACAATGAATAAGTCTAAAAAAGAATATATAGTCTATGATAAACAAGAAAACGTTGTTATGTTAGGAACATCAAATGAAATAACAAAGAAGTTAGGCATAACGATAGGGACATTTTATAGCTATGTAAGTAGAGGAGATTCATCAAAAAGCAATTATAAAATTTTTGCTACAAATTAAATATGAGAAATAAGCAGTTAAGAAATGTTAAGAAGGAGGGTAATAGATGATACCAATACACACATTATCAATTATGCGCAATGAATTTCGTGCGTACAAGAGTTTAATTAAAGAACGCAACAAATTAATCGAGGAGTATGAAACTCCTCTCAAATCGCTTAAAAATGAGCTTTTAGAGGTTGAGGAAAAACTGAATCAAATTAAGTCTCCTGGTAAAAGTGATGGACTAGGTGGATTTGTTCAGGATAATGTTGATAAGTACAATCATCTGATTGCTAAAAAAGATGAGTTGAAAAATGCAGTTGATAACTACATCAAAGAATATGGCAATGATTCTTTTGAAGAAGAACTTGAATTTTGGAATGTGCGTATTGAAACTGTTGAGTATTATCTTGATCATATGGATGCGCTTGACAGAAAGTTCATTGAAGACTTCTATTTTAATCTTCAAAAGCATCAAGTTATGGAACGTTACAATATAACTAACATCAAAAGCTTATATCGAAAAGCCGACAATATTTTGAAAAATTTATTATAAAAATAGCAAAAAAGTGCTTCTATGTGGAAGATTCCCCCTTTATTTGGTGCTATTATGTTATTGTGAAGTTTTCAAAAAGATGACATCCACAATGTCAACGCTTTGTCTTGAATTCATTTACGATTGATTTGTTGTCAATTGAAGTATTATGAAAAGCTCTTGTTTCAGGAGCTTTTTGTTTTGTTTAAAAATGGAGGTATAACTTATGGCAGTTAAAAGATTGGATAGAGATGGAGCACATAGAAAGCAATTTGAAAACAACAAGAAAAGAATATATGCTACTCAAACTATATGTGGGATTTGTGGAAAGCCAGTAGATTTCAGCTATAAATATCCACATCCATTGTCACCATGTATTGATCACATCATACCAGTAGCAAAAGGTGGACATCCAAGTGATTTAGATAACCTACAATTGGCTCATATGACATGCAATAGACAAAAGAGTGATAAAATCTTTGCTAATAACACAATAAAAATCGAAAAAGTCATATCAAACAGGATACTGCCACAAATAATTGATTGGAAAACGTATCAAAGCAAAAAATAATCGTTTTTTAGGACGGGGGCATACCACCCCTAAAAACGCGTTCTCTGGACTTCACGCCGTACTGTGAATATTTTCTCACGGATTATGAAAATGGCTCTCAAAACGAAATTATGAAAGGAATAGAAGATATATGAAATACAAAGGAATGGGATATTTAAGAAGAAAACTTGCTAGTAGGAAAGAAAGATGCGAAACAAGATACGATTATTATGAAATGAAAAATCAAATGGTTGATATTTCAAGTGTAATACCGCCTGAATTTAGATGGTTAAAAGAATGTTTAGGATGGTGTTCAAAGGCTGTTGACTCTATTGCTGATAGAATTTCCTTTGTTGAATTTTCTAATGATAATTTCAATATGCAAGAGATATACGACATGAATAATCCTGATGTGTTGTTTGACAGTGCAATTATTTCATCATTGATTACATCATGTTCTTTTATTTATATTTCTCAAAAGGTTGGAGAAATGCCTCGACTACAGGTAATTGATGGAAGACATGCAACAGGGATTATTGATCCTATTACAAATATGTTGATTGAAGGATATGCCATATTAGAGGAAGATGTTCTAGGAAATCCTATTATTGAAGCATATTTTATTCAAGGAGTTACGTATTTTTATGAAAGAGGTGAAAAACCTTATAAAATCAAAAATAAAGCTCCGTATCCACTGTTGGTTCCAATTATTAATAGACCTGATGCTAAAAGACCATTTGGACATTCAGTTATTTCAAGAGCATGTATTTCTATTCAGCAAGCAGCAATGAGAACTCTAAAAAGAAGTGAAGTTTCTGCAGAGTTTTATTCGTTTCCTCAAAAATATGTCTTAGGACTTGAACCAGGAGCTGAAATGGATAAATGGAAAGCAACCATTTCATCATTGATGCAAATTTCAAAAGATGAAGATGGAGACAAACCAACAGTTGGCCAATTTGCCCAACAATCAATGGCACCCTATGTTGAACAACTAAAAATGTTGGCCAGTCTTTTTGCTGGTGAAACAGGGTTGACATTAGATGATCTAGGTTTTTCTACTGAAAATCCATCAAGTGTTGAAGCAATCAAGGCACAACATGAAAATTTAAGATTGAAGGCAAGAAAAGCTCAAAAAACCTTTGCTACAGGTTTTATCAATGCTGGATTTTTAGCAGCATGTTTGAGAGATGGTTATACATATTCAAGAGATCAAATTTATTTAACAAAAATCAAATGGGCACCGATTTTTGAACCAGATGCTTCAGCTCTTTCAGTTATTGGAGATGGAGCAATTAAAATCAATCAAGCTGTACCAGGATATTTTGATAAGGACAATCTAAAAGAACTTACTGGAATCGATTATAGTGCATCTTCATCAACTTCAAATATAGATGATATGTTTAAGGAAGAAATAGATGAATAATGATATCGTTCCTTCTTTATTAGAAGAAATTCAAAAACAGTTTGATGAAGAAATAAAAGCTAATGAAAAAATAAAATCAATTTTAACAAGACAAAAGCAGGGAGTGGTAGATTATACCGACTCTCTTTCTTTTGCAAAAGAATTAGGAGTTTCTTTAAAAAAGGTAATACAAGAAAATATCAACGAAGAAATGCTTCCTGATGGAAAAATGTATTACAACATTGCTCAAAGATTACTTGAACCAATGATCAAACAAAATTATGATTTGGTATCCAAACAATGTGAGGCTACACAAAATATTTTGAATAAAAAAGCTGATTTAGGATTAAAAGCAATTGTTCCTGAATATAACAAAGAAAAAACAGCAAGTATCATTGATTATATTTCAAATGCTGATAAGTACTCCCAACGTGAAAAAAGTTTTCTTGATTCATTAGAAACCAATGCAAAGTCGGTCGTAGATGATTCAGTTCGAAAAAATGCTGATTTTCATTACAATGCGGGGTTAAGGCCTAAAATCATTAGAACAACAGTTGGAAAAACATGTAAATGGTGTCAGTCAATGGCTGGTGTTTATGATTACAGTAAAGTTAGCAATACAGGTAATAATGTTTTTAGAAGACATGCGAATTGCGACTGTACTGTAGTTTATGATCCTAGAGATGGCAGTAAGAAAGTACAGGATGTTTGGAGTAAAAGAATTGATTATAGAGAAAATATTAGGAAAAATTCAAATTTTATGGGTGCAAAGAAACCCTTCAATATGAAATTAGGAAAAAAAGAGATTTCTTTTGTTACGTATAAAAACGACAAATATTCTAATATCTATTGTCAAACATATTCGCAAAATTCAAAAAGAATGTGTGAATACTTAAATACTAAAATAAATCAAGAATATCGATATGGAAAAATAAACAATATCGTAGTGGTTCAAAAAAATGCATTACAGGGTATTGCCTGTTATGATCATATAAATAATGATTTATTTATATGTGAAGAACTGATAAGTAATAAGTTTTCACAAATTGTTGATACCTCATATTTTCCATCTAAAAATTTAGATGATGTATTAAATCATGAACTAGGCGGTCATAAAAAACATTGGGAAGTTGTAAGAAAATATCAACAAGCAAACAATATAAGTGAATTACAAGCCAAAAATGATTTAGAAGAAAAACTAAGAAATTATGTGCTTAATCAGGAAACAAATGATATAATGTATATAAGAAAAAACGTAAGTCAAAATGCACAAGAATCATTTAAAAATACAAAATCATTGAATGAATTGATAGCAGATTGTATTGTCTTGAATAAGCAAAACAGTGTTTCTGATGAATTTTTAGATAGATTAGTTATGGAGGTGCTTGGTTATGATGGTTAATCCCACAAAAAGGCAAAAAGAACTTATTAAAATATTTGAAGAAGAAGTTGCTCCTTGGTGCTATGTTGATAAAAAAACAGGTGACATCAAATTAAAAGAAGATGCACCAAAAAATATCAAAGACAAATATTATTTATATATGAATAGTTAACCGACAGTAGTCGGTTTTTATTTTACAAAAAAGAACGGTAGAACCGCTCTTATAAAGAAATTATTTAGGTGTGTGTCTTTTATGACTATCAACTTTTGTTCCATCTTTTCTCGTATAGGAACTTACTTTTACAGTCATTGGACCTCTACGAGGTGGTTTTTCAGTACATTTTCCTTTTGTTGCCATGATATCACCGCCTTTCTTACTTAATTTTATGCTTTTAATTATTATATCAATTTGTGAGGTGGAAGGATGAAAATTTTAAAAAAAGTTTCAGTTTTGGGAACCGGATATAGAATTATTGAAGATAATTGTAATAATGATCCATTATTACAAAACAGTTTTGGATATACTGATTACACTTCAAAAAAGATAGTCATTACAGATTTTCAAAACGAAGAAATTGAAATTGAAGATGTGGCTAAATATAGAAAACAGGTAATAAGGCATGAATTAATCCATGCTTTTTTATGTGAATCGGGACTGCATGAAAATTGTGAGTGGCACAATGAAGAAATGGTTGATTGGTTAGCAATGCAAGCACCCAAACTTCAAAAAATATTTAAAGAAACTGAATATATTTAATGAGCAAGTTTAAAAGACTTGCTTTTTGTTTTATTCAATTTTAAAGAAAGGAGGAAGTTTATGGCACAAGGATTAAGACCGCATAGACATGTATGCTTTGTAAGTGATATTCAACCATATTACGATAAGAAAAAGCATCAAAAAATGAAAAAAATAACTTTTGAGTGCTATATACCTAACTGTAACTATTGTTATTCAGTCAGTGAAGAGTATCGACCACCACCAAAAAAAGCGAATATGAAGTAGGAGGTAAAAGGAATGTCTGAAAAAAGAATTGGAAGACAAACTCCTACAACTTCGTTAGTGCTTCCTTATATTGAAACAAAAGGGAAGGAAGCGGTAGAAATTTACAACAAAACCGGTAGAACTGCTAGAGAGTGGCAGGAACTATTGATTTATGACATATTAGCAATCGATAAAGAGGGAATGTGGGTTCATTCCCTTTTTTGTTATAGCTTGTCTCGAAGAAATGGTAAAACTGAAGATGTTATTATGAGAATCATGTGGGGCATAACTCATGGTGAAAAGATACTCTATACGGCTCATATGATTTCTACAGCACATTCAGTATTTGAAACAATATGTGCATTGCTCGACCAGGCTGAAATAGAATATACGTCAGTTAAGGCAAAAGGTTCAGAAAATATACGTTTATTGAATGAAAAAGGAAAAGCCTATAAATTAGATCATCTTGTTAATTTTAGAACTCGTTCTAATACAGGTGGTTTAGGTGAAGGATATGACGTGCTGGTTATTGATGAAGCACAGGAATACACGATTGATCAAGAAAGTGCGCTAAAGTATGTTATTTCAGCAAGTTCCAATCCTCAAACAATTATGTTAGGAACACCACCAACTGCAATTTCTCATGGGACAGTATTTCAAAAAATGAGAGATAAGGTTTTAGAAGGAAAAAGCAAGAATACAGGCTGGGCCGAATGGTCTATTGAGCATATGCATGATCCATATGATAGAGATGCCTGGTATGAAACTAACCCGTCCTTAGGACAAGGATTGACAGAACGTGTAATTGAAAATGAAATTACATCAGATGATGTTGATTTCAATATTCAAAGGTTAGGGCATTGGCTATCGTATTCACAGGGTAGTGAGTTTTCGGAAAAGGAATGGGAAAATCTTAAAGTTGCAACAGTTCCCAATTTTCAAAACAAGCTTTTTGTGGGCATTAAGTATGGTGTAGATGGAAAACATGTTGCCATGTCGATTGCTACAAAGGTAAATGAAAAGATTTTTGTTGAATCGATTGATTGTCAAAGCGTTAGAAATGGCAACACATGGATTATTTCATTTCTAAAAGAAGCAGACATAGAAAAAGTTGTTATTGATGGAAGTGGCTCTCAACAGATATTGAGTGATGAAATCAAGGATTATGGAATAAAACTGAAACCTGTACTTCCTAAAGTATCGGATGTGGTTGTAGCAAACAATATGTTTGAACAGGCAGTTACATCTTCAAAAAACATATGTCATAATGACCAGCCATCTTTAAAACAAATTGTAACCAACTGTAAAAGAAGGGCAATTGGTACAAATGGCGGTTTTGGATTTAAAGCAATGATGGAAGAACATGAAATAGCATTGCTTGATAGTGTAATCTTAGCCCATTGGGCATGTGCAACATACAAAGGGGTTAAGAAAAAACAAAAAATAAGTTGTTAAGCGAACGAAAGTTCGTTTTTTTAATGCAAATTACGTTACTAACGGTAAATAGGAGAAATACAAATGAGTGAATTTAAAGAAATTAAAACACAAGAAGAATTTGATACAGCCATCAAAGAAAGATTGGCTAGAGAAAACAAAAAGTATGAAGGATTTGTAAGTCCTGACAAATTAGAAGAATTAAAAGCCGATTATGAAAAAGAAATCAGTAAAAAATATGAAGGTTATACTTCACCAGATGACCTAGCAACCATGAAAAAAGAATATGAAGGGAAAATTGCAAAATATGAGTCCGACTCAGTAAAAACGAGAATTGCAAATGAAATGGGATTGCCTTCATCTATTGCTTCACGTCTGAAAGGTTCAAATGAGGAAGAAATTCGTAAAGATGCTGAATCATTTGCTGGCTTTTTTCAAAAAGAACCACCTTTAGCAACAGGTGAACAAACAGTTGCTAATGAAGAACAAGCAAGAAATGTTGCTTTAAAGAAATTATTAAAAAATTTAAGACAAGGAGATTAAGATAATGGCAGTATTAAGCAAAGGAAATTTATTTGATCCTGTATTAACAAAGGATCTAATCAACAAAGTAAAGGGAAAATCAAGTTTAGCTGTTTTATCAGCGCAAACACCAATTCCATTTAATGGTTCAAAAGAGTTTACTTTTTCTATGGATAATGAAGTAGATATCGTTGCTGAAAATGGTAAGAAAAGTGAAGGCGGAGCTTCAGTGGATCCAGTAATTATTGTTCCAATCAAATTTGAATATGGTGCTCGTGTTTCTAATGAATTTATGTTTGCCAGTGAAGAAGAACAATTAGATATTTTAAAAGAATTTAATGAAGGATTTGCTAAAAAAGTTGCTAGAGGTTTAGATATCGCTGCATTCCATGGTTTAAATCCTAGAACTGGCGAAAAATCTGCAGTAGTAGGAGAAAATAACTTTGATAGTAAAGTTACACAAACCGTTACTTATGCAAATGATAATCCTGATGATTGCTTAGATACAGCAATTGCAACAGTTGAGGATGCCGATTGTGAAGTAACAGGTATTGTAATCAACTCTGCAGTACGTAGTGATCTATCAAAAATGAAATCTACGACAGGAGATCCATTGTATCCTGAATTCCGTTTTGGTGGTAAACCATCAACATTAGGTTCTCAAGCATTAGATACAAATAATACAGTATCATTTGGTTCAGAAACAAAAGACCAAGCAATTGTAGGTGACTTCGCTAATATGTTCAAATGGGGATATTCAAAAGATATTCCATTAAAAATTATTGAATTTGGTGATCCTGACAATTCAGGAAGAGACTTACAAGGATATAATCAAGTGTATATTCGTGCTGAAGTCTTTATGGGATGGGGAATCCTAGATGCTAATTCATTTACAAGGGTGGTAAAAGCATAATGGCAACATATAGGAATAAAAAAACAGGTGCAACCATCACTACTGATTTGATTATCAGTGGTGGTGATTGGGAAATTGAAGAAAAAAAGAAAAAAGAACCTAAAAAGAATGCTGATAAAGATGTACCACCTAAAGATGGTGGAGCTGATGAGTAATGATACCATTTGTAACAATAGATGATGTTACTTTGCTGTTTAGAGATTTAACAGTAGATGAAACAAAAAAGGCAACATTTTTATTAACTGTTGTTTCAGATTGTTTGAGACAAGAAGCAAAAAAAGCTGGGAAAAATCTTGACCAAATGATAGAAAATGGAGATGTATATGAAAATGTAGTTAAAAGTGTATGTGTTGATATTATTGCTCGTAACTTGATGACCTCAACCAACAGCGAACCTATGGAACAGATGTCACAATCAGCTCTTGGATACTCTGTATCAGGTACTTTTTTGGTACCTGGAGGAGGTTTGTTCATTAAAAAAAGTGAGCTTGCCAGACTAGGTTTGCGTAGACAAAGAATAGGTGTAATTAATATTTATGGCAATGATTAAAGGTATTCCTGTTGTTTTATTACAAAAAATAAAGGTTGATGAAGATCCTTTTGGACAAGCTATTTATCGAGAACGAGAAATCATAGTTGAAAATGTTCTTGTTTCACCATCATCAGCCAATGATATTATTACTTCACAAAATTTAACCGGTAAAAAAGCAGTTTATACACTTGCCATTCCTAAAGGTGACCAAAATTCTTGGGAAGATAACAATGTTGTTTTTTTAGGAAGAAAGTGGCATGTATTGGGTTTTGCAATTGAAGGAATAGATGAAAATATTCCTTTAGACTGGAATAAGAAAGTAATGGTAGAAAGATATGGCTAAAATAGTACTTGATAAAAAAGGTGTAAGGGAATTACTTAGATCTCAAGAAATGATGGATATTTGCCTAAAACATGCAGAAGCAACCAAAGCAGCTGCTGGTGGTGAAGGATATGAGATATCTTCTCATGTTGGAACTAATCGTGTAAATGCATCTGTTAGAGCAGATACAATAGAAACAATAAAAGATAACTACAAAAACAATACATTAATAAAAAGTTTGAGGTGATAAAAATGATTGAAGAAATTGTTTTTAATTATCTTAAAAACAAATTGAATGTTCCTGTGACATTTGAAAATATTAATGAAGTTGAATATGTACTCATTGGTAAAAGTGGCAGTAGTAGATTTGATTTTACAAACACGGCCACTTTTTTTATTCAATCGTATTCGTCTTCAAAATATAAAGCATCTTTACTCAATGAAAAAGTAAAAGATGCCATGTATGACTTAATTGAGTTGGATGAGATTACAGCATTACATCTCAATAGTGATTATGATTATACAGATACAACAATAAAGAAATATCGATATCAGGCTGTGTTTGATATTGGATATTTTTAGAAAGGAGTAGATATAGATGGACGCAAAAAATGTAAGTGCAGCTAAACCTAAAATAGGTGGTTCAGTATTTGTTGCACCCTTAGGTACAAAACTACCAGAAGATGCAAAAAGTGAATTGGATACTAAATTCAATTCATTAGGATATTGTTCAGATGATGGAGTTTCAAACAATAACTCACCTGAAACAGATACTCAAAAAGCATGGGGTGGAGCTGTTGTTTTAAATTTATTTTCTGGAAAAGAGGATACATTTAAATTAAAGTTGATTGAATCATTGAACGTAAATGTATTGAAGACAGTTTATGGATCCAGCAATGTTACTGGAGATTTAGATACTGGATTAACAATCAAAGCTAAAAATGAGGAACCTGAACAGTTTTCATGGGTCATTGATATGATTTTAAAAGGAAAAATTTTAAAAAGGCTTGTTATTCCATGTGCTGGGATTACTGAAATTGGTGAAATTAAATATTCTGATAGTGATGCTATTGGTTATGAAATAACTTTTTCAGGAGTTCCTGATGAAACAGAAACATCCCATTATGATTATATGATCAAGAAAAAAGAAGGAGAGTAATCTAGATGAAGATAACTGGTATTACAAAACAAGGATTTCATTATTCTGTAGATGATGCAGTAGGTGATGATTGGGAACTTATTGAAATTTTAAGTGAAATGAACAATGATGAATATTTAAGTGTTGTTCCTTTTGCTAAAAAGCTTTTAGGAAATGCCCAATATGAAAGATTAAAAAAATTCTGCAGAGATAAAAAAACAGGTAGAGTTCTTACAAGCAAAATGCAAGAAAACATCATGGACATTTTTAATTCAAATAAAAAAGTAAAAAACTAGTGATCCTCGCCAACATGATAAAAACTGATGAGGATGCTTTAATTTGTGATTTAGCAGAAACTTATCAAATATATGATTATAAGTCGCTTCCAGCATATATGGTTGCGACTTTTTCAGTTGGTTTGAGGGAAAATTCAAGAATAAAAATGAAGTTGAGCAATCAAAAGGTTCCTTTTGGGGAATTGCTTTTATCAATGATTTCAGATGAATTGACAAGATTGATTTGGATGAAAACAGAAGATGGTGCAAAAGGCATCAATCCTCCTAAATCGATAGTATCACTTATTTTAAACAATGGAGAAGAAAATACTGTCAATGATGGTTTTCAAACTGTTGAAGAATATGAAAAAGCAAGATTAGAGATTATAAGGGAAGGAGGATAATATGGCAACCAATTTAGCAAAAGCATATGTTCAAATTGTTCCCTCTGCTGAAGGAATGAAGGGCATGATTGAACAGGCCATGGGGAAAGATCCTGAAGAAGCAGGAGAAAAAGTTGGAAATTCAATTGCTTCAAAAATAAAGAATATCATTGTTGCTGCTGGAATTGGAAAAGTTGTATCTCAGGCTTTTACCGAAGGTAGTGCTTTAGAACAATCTTTAGGTGGGATTGAAACGTTGTATAAGGAAAACGCTGATAAAATGAAAGCTTATGCAAAAGAAGCCTATAAAACATCAGGTGTCAGTGCAAATGCTTATATGGAAAATGTTACTTCTTTTTCAGCGTCTTTGATTTCAAGTTTAAAAGGCGATACAAGTAAGGCGGCCGACATAGCTAACCGAGCTATGCAGGATATGTCTGATAATTCCAATAAATTTGGTACCAATATACAAGATATTCAAAATGCATATCAAGGTTTTGCAAAGCAAAACTATACAATGCTTGACAACTTGAAGCTCGGCTACGGTGGAACAAAAGAAGAAATGCAACGACTTCTTAAAGATGCTCAAAAGTTGAGTGGTCAAAAGTATGATATTAGTAATCTAGCGGATGTTTATACAGCTATAGGAGTTATACAAGATAACTTAGGCATTACAGGAACAACCGCCAAAGAAGCAGCTACTACGTTTAGTGGTTCATTTGGTTCAATGAAAGCTGCAGCACAAGATTTTTTAGGAAATGTAGCTATTGGAGGGGATGTTACAGGTACCTTATCCAATTTGATTACTACAGCTTCTACATTTCTTTTTGATAATGCTGTCCCAATGGCATTAAACATTGTTCAGGGATTTGCTACTGCATTGATATCAGCAACACCTATTCTATTTCAAAAAGGTTATGATCTTTTGAATAGTTTGGTAACAGGCTTTGTACAAAACGTTCCTGTTGTACTTCCTCAAATATTACAGTTTATACAGGATATAGGAACAAATCTTGCACAAAAAGCACCTGAGATGATTTCTATGGGGTTTGATTTATTAAGCCGATTGTTAGATGGGATCATTTCAGCAATACCAATACTTGTAGAATATGTTCCTAATATCATAACGACATTTGCAAACATCATTAATGATAATTTCCCTACAATTTTACAAAAGGGTGCAGAGTTAATTTGGCAATTAGTACAGGGATTGATTGGTGCAATTCCAACAATTGTGGCTAATATTCCTCAAATAATCCAAGCTATTGTTTCAGCATTTATGGCTTTTCAATGGCTCAATTTAGGAAAAAATATTATTAAAAATGTTGGTGATGGTATTAAGGGAATGGTCTCTTGGATAAAAGAATGTGGAAAAGCAATTGTTGATGGTATTAAACATTCCTTTTCTGAAATTACAAATGTTGGTGTTAACCTTGTTAAAGGTTTATGGAATGGTATTAATTCTGTAAAAGATTGGATTTTAGGGAAAATCAAAGGGTTTGGAGATGCTGTTTTAAATGGATTGAAATCTTTCTTTGGAATTCATTCACCTTCAAAAGTCATGGCTGATGAAGTTGGTAAATATCTTCCTCAAGGTATTGCAGTTGGGATTGAAGCAAATGCTAAAGATGTATATGATGCAATGAACGGTATTTCAAAACAAACATTGGATTTAGCAAGTGAAGGCTTTGATACTTCACAAAATAAATCAAATTCAAATAATGATGTAAATTATCTATTAGAAATCATTATTAAATTATTGAAGGTAATTGCTGATAAAGGTGATACAGGTAATGATTTTAGTGATAGAGATTTCATTCGTATGTTGAAAAGTTTGGGGGTTGTATTTTCATGAGAGTAAGATATATAAATTCTCAAAATTATAGTGTTGACTTTGTAGATGCAAATATTCTTCCAACAAGTGGCTATCTTCATCAAAGAAAATGGAATACTACAATTGAAAATGACAGTGTTAGTTTAAGTATAGGTAATTATACTTATACAATTACTTTAACATTGAGAGGAAGTCTAAAAGAAAGAAAAGAAACATTGGATAAAATGTGCGACATATTTGAACTTGATTGTATTAATGAAACACCAGGAACTTTGTACTTTGGAGATTATTATATTAAATGCTATATTGTTTCATCAAACACTAGCATTGCTAATATTAATACAAGGACCAATGTAGAACTTGGTATTTTCTGTATCAAACAGGAATGGATCAAAGAGAAGAAATACAATTTGGTTATGTATGATGATAAAAGCAATCAGACAGGTATAAAGAAATATACGTATCGATATCCGTTTTTATATTCCAATCAAAAGGGTGCTGTTCAAGCTGTCAATGATTCATTAGTTGATGCTGATTTTATCATGAGATTTTATGGACCATGTGCGAATCCATATATAAAAGTAGGCAATATTTTATATCAAGTTAACACATCATTGATGGCTGGTGAGTATTTAGAAATAAATTCTACTGATAATACTATTTTTTGTTTTTCAGTTTATGGTGAAAAAAGAAATCTCTTTAATTATAGAGATATGTCTAGAAGCGACTTTTTTACAAAAATACCTAGTGGTTCAAATGTTGTAGGATGGGATGGAACTTTTAAAGCCGAATTGATTATTCTTGATAAGAGAACAGAACCGAGGTGGCTTTAATGAAATTCATATATACAAATGACAAATATGAAGAACTGGGTGTATTAAAAAATTCATCAATTGATTTTGAGATTGGGAAGTATGACGTCGCATCAAATGATTATCAAATGTCTATCTCAATAGGATCATGGAACAGAGAATTTGATAAAGGTTCTCTTTTTTATTGTCAAGAATGTGAATTTGGTGGAATTCTAGATGGTAAAAAAGTAGATACTTCTAAAAATTCAATTACATTTAAAGGCAAGACATTTAGAGGTCTTCTTGAAAAAGAATATGTTCAGCCCCCTGATGGACAAGCCTATTATGTCGCAAATGGAGAAGCCAATCAGGTCATTGATAATCTTATTCATGGAAAATTTAATGATCTTTTTGTTGTCGACAATGTAGGATTAAGTGATATTGGTGTTAATTATCAAATAAGGGATTTGAATTTATTAGATGCACTTGAAAAAATGTTACTTAAGGCGGATATCCCTTCAAAACTAGAAATTACGTTTTATGATAAAAAGGTGCATTTACAAGCTGTTCCCATTGTTGATTTATCAGAATTATTAAGATATGACAATTCTTATGGCATTTCCATGATCTCTGAAAAAGCAATAAGCAAGTATAACCATATCGTTGCACTTGGAAAGGGTGAATTGACCGAAAGAATAAGAGTCAATTTATTTTTGCAAGATGATGGAACATGGAATACAAGTGAAAATGCAAAGTATGCAGGATTGAAAAGGAAAACATATCTTTATGATAATTCAAACGAAGAAGATGAATCAAAATTAATAGAAAGTTCTATTGAAGCGACGGAAAAAGCGAATGGCACGGATAATCTTAACATTAACTTTACAACGGATGAAGCTTCTTTGTTTGATTATGTTGGTTCCAAAGAAGAAATAACGGGAATAGAATTTAAAGAACAAATTACAAAAAAAGTTTTAAAGGTAACTATATCTGGTATTATTTCGCATTGCAAATTTGAATATAAGGTAGGTGATTAGATGTGCTAGAAAATATAACATTGAATGAGTCAAATGTTACAGCAAGTATTGATGCTTACATACACCATTGTTTGTTTGGGTACAATGGTGTTTTTAAATGTGGCCAACAGTTGAAGTGTGAAATCATAAACAATAATCTTTTAAAGATCTATGATGGCTTGTTTATTAATCAAGGAAGATTTTATAGGATTGCACCAGGTTCTTATGAAGAAATAAAATTAGAAAATGGTGTTGTTGGTCAAAAAAGATATGATCTAATCGTGTCTCATTTTGAAACAGATGGTGTCAATGAAAAGCATGAAATAAAAGTTATCAGTGGAGAAGGTGAAACTATTCCACAGTATACAAATAGTGATACATTCAATGGAGGTACAGTTAGTGAGATGCCTTTATATCTTGTAGAAATTGATGGAATAAGTATTAAAAGTGTTAAAAGTCAATTTGATATCATTCCTAATTTGCAAGAACTTATTGACAAAATGGTTATGTATAAAGAATAGAGGTGATGATTTTGATTGTTGCTGAAATTATTCAAAAAGGATTGACTATATCTAGCAGTACTAGTGATATTCCATATCAATATAGTGGAAACATTCAAATGCAATTCATCAAGGATGAAGGCTATGATAATTTTAGTGTTATAGGTTTTTATAGAACAAATTATTTTGAAAAAACTCAGTTGTTGGAAATTGATAAAAATGGAGTGTTTTCATTAAATAAAGATGCATTTCAAAAAGATGGATTATTGAATTTATCTTTTCTGTTAGTTAGTGAATTAAAGGAGGTACATCTTGGTGTCGTATCTTTTATTGTTAGATCTACGATAGGAAATGGCAATGATATTCTTCCAGAAGAACGTACAGAATGGATAAAGATTGTTCGTAGTGAGGTTGACGGTTATTTAAAGTCAATTGATTTAGATGACAAGTTTGATATTATGCAAGATAAAGACTTGGAAAACATATGGAATGAAATTTTTAATTAAATAAATTTATAGAAAGAAAGAGGAAAAAAATATTATGAGTTTTGTAACTGATTCAATTTTAAAAACAGCCTTAGGAAAAATTAAAGCATGGGGCGAAGGAAAATTTGTAGCACAAGAAACCGGAAAAGGTTTATCTTCAAATGATTATACAAGTGAAGAAAAAACAAAATTGAGTGGTATTGCTGAAGGTGCCAATAAATATGTGCATCCATCATATACAGCTCAAAAATCAGGTTTATATAAAGTAACTGTAGATGCTGCAGGTCACGTTAGTGCTACTACTGCTGTTGCCAAAGCTGACATTACAGCATTGGGTATTCCAGCACAAGATACAACTTATTCTAACATGGCAGCTGCTACTGCAAGTGCTGCAGGTAAGGCTGGTTTAGTTCCTGCTCCAGCTGCAGGAAAACAAGCATCATTCTTAAGAGGTGACGGTTCATGGGTAGTACCTGAAAACACTACTTATGCAGATGCAACAACATCTACACATGGTTTAATGAGTGCAGCTGATAAAACAAAATTAAACGGTGTTGCTACTGGTGCACAAGTAAACAAAATTGAAAGTGTAAAAGTAAATGGTACAGCTTTAACTCCTGATTCATCGAAAGCTGTAAATGTAGATTTATCTACTTATGCTAAATCAGCTGATGTAACAAAAGAAATTGCTTCAGCAGTTTCAGGGGTAACTCAAATCGATTACTCGGTCGTTGAAGCATTACCTTCAACAGGTAAAAAAGGTGTTATCTATTTAGTTGCCAACAGTGGTTCAGGTAACAACATCTATGATGAATACATCTACATCAATTCTAAATTTGAAAAATTAGGATCTAGAGAATTAGATTTAAGTTCATATGCTAAAAAGACTGATATCCCAACTAAAGTATCAGCTTTAACAAATGATTCAGGATATCAAACATCTGCACAAGTTAATTCTGCTATTGACGCTAAATTACTAGCAATGACTGAAACTGAATTAAATACAATGTGGACTGAAGTATTTGGAGCATAATCAATTAGGAGGAGGTCTTATATATGAAAGATTTCTTTAAAAGAGTTTTGTTTTCAAACGTAAGTGAGCATGCATCTTCAACAACTGTTTTAGCAAATACCAGCAAGTTTCTAACAAGTGATATTTTGAAAACTTTTATGACAAAGTTAAAAGATACGTTTGCTTTGAAGTCACAATTAACATCATTGCAAAAGCGAGTTGGACAGCTTGAAAAGACAGTCAGTGAATTAGAAAGCACATTAGACGATGCAGTATATTACAAAGAGTAGATTGATTTCTGCTCTTTTTTCTTTGGAAGGAGAAAAATATGAAAGATTTTGAAACACGTGAGTGCGTTGTACACACACACACACACACACAACTTACCAAAAATAGGAAAGGTACAACGAAGTGCCTTTTCTCATTCTTTAAAAAGATTGGTGGTGAAAAGCATTTAGGTTAGTTTTAACCTAGATGTCAACATGCCAAAACTTATTGATAAAAATGAAAATGAATTGCTTAATCTACAAATGTCTACAGATGAACATTGGACGGGAAAATATTGGATTGATGGTAAAAAAATCTATGAAAAAATCATTACATGGACTGGATTGAGTGTAGGAGTAAGTACAATCAATCATTCTATCAGTAATTTGAATGAATTTATTGATTATGAAGTCACATGTACAAACGGAGAAGATTTCTATAGATTTCCTGTTACTTACTACTCAGGAGGTAATAACGGAACATTCTACTGTACGTATTTCATTTTGAATGTAGATAACATTCGTTTTGCTAACAATTACAGTTGGGCAAATTATAAATTTAAAGCAATTATTCGTTACACAAAAAAATAAAGGCACTAGTATCTTTTCTTATTTGATTTTTATTAAAAGAATTAAAGAAAGAGAGGATCATACAAATGTCAAAAATTAAAAAATTCGTGGGGGGGGTACTGTTTACTAACAGGAAATCTATAGAAATCTTCTCCGGGGGGGGGGTACTGTTTACTAGCAATAGTAAAAACAGTATCCTTTTACCTATTACCTTTGACAAAGGAGGTGCAGTTGAATAGCTGTGCTTCTATAAAAAGAGGTGTTATTTATGGCTAAATTTGTTAATTCCAACGGAGATGAAATCAATACGGATGTTGTTCTTTGGAGTGGTAGTCATTTCGGCTATGGTCACGATTTAACATTAAATGATGATGCTTTGAAATTTAAAGAGTTAATCATAATTAGTGATAATAGCGCAGTTATTGCACCAATTATTGATGGAGAGATCATATATTCTGGTGTGGTTAACGACTGGACTGTTACTAGTATGTCTTTTAAATATAATCAGACATCAAAACTGTTACACATTGATAATTGTAGATGGACAAATTCATCTAACAATCAAGGTACAACTATTACTAAAGTCATTGGAAGATATTAGTCATAAATAAAAGCTGTTCTCATGATATGGGAAAATTTGTTAAAAATGATGGAACTAAAATTCCAATTGGAACAATATTATTTGATGGTGCAACACAAAGTGATTTTACATTAACTGAAGATATTTCTAATTATGACTATTTAGAAATCTTTTATAGAAGTCATAACTGGATAAATCCTAAAAGTACTAGAATGTCATTAAAAGCAGGTGCAAGAGTACATTTATCAGATGTTCATACAGATGGAAATACTGTTTCTATATATGAGATGATTCTTGTTTTTAGTGGCAAAAATGTTACATTAAGTGGATGTACTAAAGTCATTGGTGGTACGTATCTAGCTGCGGTTGAAGGAACAATATACCAAGTAATAGGATACTGATTGCTAGCAAATAGGAACTTATGTCTCAATTTGTTAATGCAAATGGAAATACATTATTAAATCTTAAGTTTTCTTTAGAAGAACAGAAAACAGGGATGCAATGGATTGATGGTAAGAAAATATATTGCAAAGTAATACTCGTAAGTGGGTTTGATAGCAAGGATAAATATGTAGCGCATAATATATCAGATTTATACAGAGTATTGAGCTGTGATTTATTTATGAAAATGAGTGATGGAACAAACCACATGATGCCACGTGCCCATTTAGATGAAGATCATGATGGTGTTTCTATTCAAGTGACTAAAACAACTTTAATATTGCAAGTTGGAAAATCAAATGGTTTTTCAAATGCATCTGGATATGCAATATTGAAATATATAAAAAGCAAATAATTAAAGGACGAAAGTCCTTTTTTTGATGTCCTAGATAGGACTAAAAACTGTCTAGAAAGGGTGATTAAATTGAAAGTTAAAAAATATGATTTTAATCAGTGGGTAAAAGCTGCCGGTAT